GCCGAAGAACGCTGCAACTGCTTATTGCCGGGCACGGTCGTGGAAGGTGTCTTTGACTTGGCAATGCGGTCAGTCTACGACGGGCAAGCCGTTGAAATTATAACGGCATCGGGCCGGCGGCTTGCCGTGTCCCCAAATCACCCGGTACTTACCACGTGTGGACTTGTCCGTGCGGGCGCGCTTCAGCGTGGTCACAAGATCATCGCCTACGCGGGCAAGATCGATGGTCAACGGATTATTGCCGGTGCCGATCAAGAACACGATGAACCAGCCACGGCGCAGCAAGTATTTCAGGCGTTTATGCTGGGGCGACGTTCGTATGTCCGGCCGGCCGTTAAAGTCGCCCGCGCGCATCAAGTAGACTTCCACGGCGACGGGCAGTTCACGAAGGGAAATATCGAGATTGTACGGGCCGACGTTCAATTGCTGGACGACATCGAAGCCGTGCCGTCGCAAGAAAGCGGCCGTTTCATTTTCCATCCGGCCGATTTTGCTTTGATTCGCAAAGCACGCACGGGCACGACGGCAACGTTCAGTCATCGACGCTCCGTGCTGTCGGCGGGCGGACCATGCGGCCGCGCACTGCCGAAGCACAAGACGGCGGCTGGTCTTGATTCGTTGCCACTTCAAGCGCTCCGCTTCGGATCGGCCGCGTGGCTCAATACCGGATTCCTTCAACCGCTTGACGATGACGTGGCGGGCAACGCCGTGCTTAGTCGCAATCGCGTTCACGGACGTGCCCGAAGTGAAGGCGTGAACAATGCTGGCCACATCAAGACGGTGACGATTGCCGGGCGGCCGATAGCCGGCGGCGGTGAACGCCCGATAAATGGGAGCGGTGCTGCATGCGCATTCGTCCGCGATCTGTTGCACCGAAACGCCGGTCTTGTGTTTGTGGATCAAGTGGCGCACGTGCGGCAGTTTTACTTTCGCGGTCACGTGTTCGACTTCCAGGCGCCACGGGGATGGATTGCGGCCGATGGTCTGATTGTATCGAACTGCCGCTGCACCAGTCTGTCGGTGCCGACCGGGGAAATGCCGGGCGACGAAGGCGAGGAGACGGCGTTTGTGCCACGGCTCAAGTATTCGGAAGATCAACCGCGAGATGAAAGCGGCAGATTCACAAGCGGCGGCGGTGGGCACGACAACATAAAGGACGCGCAGGAATGGGCCAGAACGAATTCCGCGCCGGTTGTCTCGACAAACGCCAAGGAAGCCGCATCGACTATGGCCGATGCCGTTATCGGTGGACGCTTCTCCAATGACCGGATCAGGCAAATGGTTGCCGAAGACAAAGTCACGAAAGAGGAAATCGCCAAAAACTGGTCAAAGATTTTCAACTCCAAAAAGAACCATGAAAGTGGGAACCGGGCGTTTCAGAATCTCGACAAGGACTTGCACTTGGCGATTCAGAACGCCAGCAACGACAACCACAGCAACGAGGCGTTCAGAGATGTCGTGGACAAGCACGGCCAAATGCCGATCATCTTTCGCAACTCTGAAAAGGGCAATCCGGGTGCAGCTGAATTCCGTGGCAATACTGCTCACGTGTTCCAAGATCCTTGGGGGTACAAGGCAGACAACGCGATTGGGAAGACGCAGCCGGGTGATTTCCAGATGTCTCAAAAAGGTGGAATCGCGGCCGGGCTCCGTCACGAATACGCGCACGGTCTGTATGACCGGCTGTCGGAGGCCGATCAGGCGGACTGGAAGGCGCTCTATGATAAAAACAAAGATCAGTGGAAAAAGTCAATTTCAGAGTACGCGGCAAGTCGCCCGGACGAAGCGTTCACCGAATCATTTGCAGCAATGACCGACCGGGCCTTTTCAAAGGCGGACTGGAATGAGAGCGCCCACCAGGCCTTCGATTGGATCAGAGGGAAAATCTGATGCCGCAACCGCTGAGCAATCTGCGAGATAAGCCGGACCGCTGGCCGCGTGGCGTGAAGCTGCCGTGGCCGACAGACGAGGAATTGGCACTGGCGACAGAGGCGTCCGCCGACGCATTTGAGAAATCATCCGATGACGAGGGTGGTGAAGAATGAGCGCCGCCGAAGTTGGTGCGGACAAGCCGGGACTGCGCTATACTCGGGTCAAGGAAGAGGCGTTGCAGCGAGCGTTCGGGAACGAAGTGTCCGCTCTATTCAACATTTTGGCGGCTTCGCCGGCGAGCAAGATGGACGTGGCCGGGCAGCACTTTGCGCAGGGATTCGCCGTTCTGGAACGTGCTACGCGGATTGCAGCGAAGGTCATGGGAATCAAGTTGCAGAGTTGAAATGGCGGCGATGACGGAGCGAGAACGGGACCATGCAAACCAGGCCATTTTGGGCCGGGCTATTGACATCATGCTGGCGGATGCGCGGCGCCGGACCGATCAGGAAACTTACGGGCATCAACATCTGCATGTGACATGGGAGCGGGGCAAGATTGTGTCCATCGAATGGGAGCCTAACATTACGTTCAAGCCGCAGACCCCGGAGGCGTGGCCGAAATTGGAGAGCCATTGAGCCGTGACAAAAATTTGTCACGGCTCCATCCATAAATGGAGAAGCATACGATGTCGATGGCGTGCGACGTGTGCGGCAAAGACAGCCGTGACGATGCTACCGTGAAAGAAAACCGGGTGTTCGTGCAAGCGATGGATGAACCGAATACGTCGGTGATTGTGCATCTGTGCGCTGACGACCGCACGAAGCTGGTCACGGAAATCAACAAGGTGCTGGCGACGATGCAACTACCGGAAATGCAGGAGCCGTTCGTGACCCCGAAGTGGGAGCCGCCGGAAAGTCCGGTAACCGCTGAGGGGCAATTGCTTGAAGAAAATCAAGACAACCCTTGACACACTGACAACCGTGACCTAGGGTTGAACGCAATACGGAGCCGTGACAAAAACTTGTCACGGCTCAACTCTGCGGCACGCTGAGCACCGGGGCTGCGGGTCCGATTCGTAAACGCGAGTTGGACCCGTGGCCCCATTCGTTTTTCCGCCAACTTTCTTGGAGAAACCAATGGGCACCCCTTTCGGTAGCTTGCAATGGAACGCCGGTGCGACGGCTCAAGCGTTGACCGGCACGGCCGTCAAGGTAATCAACTCGACAGATGCTCTGTCTTCGTACAGCAAAGGCGGCGATGACTCGATCATCGATGACAAGGCTAACAATCGGCTTTTGCTATTGCAGGGCACGTTCCGTATCGATCTGAACCTTACCTGCACGCACGACGGAGCCACCGGGGACTTGGCGGTTCAGCTACGAAAGAACGGCGTGCCACCGACCAAGGGCGCTGCGGGCAAGGTCACCTTCGGCGCGGCGGGCAGTACCATCAACATGTCGATTTCCACAATCATCGTCGTGGCGGCGGCCGACTGTATTCAGATCCAGATTCCCGGAACCGGCACGGGAGGGTCGGGTGGCCAGGGAACAGGCAATCCGCCGGTCATGCAAACCATGGCCCCTCTGGAGTTGTGGGCGTCCGTTTCCGTTGGTCAAAACTTCACGCTTACCACGTCTGAAATTACCGTCACTCGTGTAGACGTGCCTTGATCCGGCCCGCCGGCGGGCGGCGCTGTTTCATTCCGGGGAGCGGACGATGGACTTGACGGCAATTCTCAACGACATTCGAGCCCGTGGCATCCAAGGCGGAGGGATCGAACTGGCGTCCTTTTACTATTCCGCACTGGCGCCATGTCTGGAAGATTCGGACTGCCAAAAGGATTTCTTCCGCATGGCAAGTCTGGACCAGTGGCAAAAGGATTTCACGGCCGCGCAAAATCAACTGGTCTACACGTCGGAAGACACAATCGTTGAAGACGGGTTGATTGTCGTGGAAGGCGGAATGCCGCGCAAGTTGCACGTGGCACCGAATTCCAAGGACAATCGCACGGGCATGGACGTTGTGCCGGGGGCGTGCATGGTGTTTGACGGCACGATGACCACCAACCGCGAAGACCGGGACCGCGACGTACTTGAGCCGTCCGGGGCCGATCTGGACGAACGGATGCCGCTTCTCTATCAACACGTGCCTTTGCTCAACATCGGCAAGTACGTCCGCAACAATGCGCGGTCAGACAAGCGGATCAACAACCGTTACGCGATCATCGACAACGAGGCCGGCCGGGACGCGGCACAGCTGGCCGAATTCGGGGCGCTGCGGTTATCGCATGGCTTCATCCCGTTGGAATTTGACCCACGGGAGAAGGACAAGAATGACGACGGCAAGCCGTACCAGTTCCCCGGCTGGCACGTCCGCAAATACAAGACTCTGGAAACGTCGCTAGTTTCCATCCCGTCCAATGAAGACGGGATTATCACGGCGTTCAGCCGGGCCAAGCTGCACCACCCACTTATCAAGGCGCATGCGCTCCGGTTGTGGAAGCAACTTCCGCCGATGGTCCGGGGCGGGTGGGACGGCGCCGCGGCGCACCAGGATCTGCCCGGTCAACAAAAGGCGGCCGGCTGCACGTGCGGTGCCGGTGGTAAGGCAACCACGAATTCTCATAAGTGCCCTGACTGCGGCGTGAAACTGGTGGACGGCAAGTGTCCGAAGTGCGGCAAGGAACCGAAAAAGGATCAGACGGACTTGACCGACCCGTCCATCTGTCCGTTGTGCGGGACGAAGATGAACGAGCACGGCCAGTGTCCTTTGTGCGGGTGGGTGGCTTACGGAGAGCAAAAGCCGCCGAAGGACTTCACAACGATGGCCGATTTTTTGAAGGACACGGAGCCGGTGTGAGATGCCCGCGCCGCTTTACACGCAACTGACCGGGATCGACGCGGCGGCCAAGACGCTGGCGCAAGGGGCGCCGGCCATCGCAATCCCGACTTCGCAAGGCTACGCGGTGTTCGTGGCCGAAGCGCAGCCGGTGCGCTGGCGTGACGACGGCGGGGCGCCCACTACTACGGTCGGCATGTTGCTGACGGTCGGGCAGCCCTATGTGTACTCGGGTCCGCTTTCGCAAATCAAATTCATTTCGGCCGTGGCCGGGGCGATTCTCAACGCGACCATCTACGCGGGGGCGAACTGATGTTTCTCCGCAAGTGCAAAAAGACGGGCAAGACGTTCGTTTACGGCTTTGACGGGCGCTGGGTCGAGTTGAGCCCGGATAAGTCGGCAGGCGCAAACCTGGAACAACCGTGGCCCGTTCCTGATGCCAAACCCTACGCCAATGAACATTCTTGTCGGCTCAATGACCCGGACAAGTATTCCACCTTTCGCCGGAACAACAAGAAAACCGACGATGGCAAGGAATACGGTCTGATCTTCGGGAAGATCAAGGGGTCCGACAAATGGGAGTTGCAGGCCATCCGCTACCCGAAGAAGGATTGGTCGGAATCGGACGCCAGAGCCCGGTGCAAGGAAAAGGACGGCGGCAAATTCGAGCCCGCGTCCACGTCTGCCGGCGCCGCGTTGAACATTCTGGAGGAGGCCTACTACGCCGAACACAGGGGCGTTGTCCCGTTCAAGGAGACGGCGAAGGCCGATGAGGGGACCGCGTGGGACGCTAACGCGGCAACCGCGCGGCTCCGCAACTGGGCAGGCGTGGACGGTGAGAATCCGTCCGGGGCAAATTGGGCCAAGTACGCGCAAGGCTTTGCATGGTTTGATTCGGGCAAAAAGGACACGCTGGGTGCCTACAAGCTGCCGCATCACGACATTCAGGCTGGCCGGCTCGTGGTCGTGTGGCGAGGCGTGGCGGCTGCGATGGCAGCGCTGGGTGGCGGACGTGGTGGCGTGGACCTGCCGGCCGGCGATAAGGCCGGGGTGCGTTCCCACCTGTTGCGGCACTACAAGCAGTTCGGCAAGGAGCCGCCGGATAACACGGCCTTCACGTTGGAGCAAAAGCAACCGGGCGGGATGCCCTATCTCAAAGGGTCATGGGAAGAAACCATCGACCAGTTGGAAGATGCCGCGGCCGCGTGGCTGGAGCAAGGTGGGATCGACACGTCCGGGGGAGACGTGGATCTTATTGGGACTTTCGACGGCTACGCGGTTGTCGGCATTCAGGAGCCCGATGACCCGGACGGCGACGAAGGGGACTATGTGGCTTACCGGGGCGACTGGTCGCAAGCCGGGGGAATGCCAGCGTGGTCCGGTCCGCCCGAAGAAGTGGAACTGAGCGTCACGGCCGGGGACGGCAAGTCAACGAAGGTGGCCGACGTGAGCACGGTCCACGGGCATATCCAGGATGCGCATTCTGCGATCAGTAAGGCGCAACTGGCCAACTCGGACGTGCAAGAAGACGCGAATAACGCGCGCACTTCGCTGAACGACTGCGCCGGCGCTCTCGGCATGGAAGACTACGGCGCGGCGAACGACCATCTTGACATGGCAAAGGGCCACGTCAATAAGGCCGTGGCCAAGGTCGGTGACGATGACGTGACGAAGGGGCATTTGCAGGACGCGAAGGAGTCCATCACTCGGGCAAAGCGGGCGATGCCGAAGAAGGCCGGGACGGTGAGCCGTGTCAAAAACTTGTCACGGCTCCATAAAGGACGGCCTTTGTCCAAAAAGAACGAACGGCGGCTTTGCACGGCCGGCGAGTTGTTGCACGTGGTCAAGAAGGCGGACGAATTGAAGAGTCACACGCGGGCGTCTGCCGAAAAGGCGCACGATCTGGTCAAGGACGTGATTGACGATTGCAAGAAGCCGATCAACGACAGCACGCCACGCGCCAGCTTCGATGACGTGGCGGCGAAGTTGTTGGGCGGGTTGATAACCGGGGAAGTCAAGCTGGACCCGTGCTTGGCCCGGTCGCTGTCGCACGCGGCTGGTATTGCCGCCGATAAAGCGGAGTTGGAACGGGCCGAAAAGGAATTGGCGGAATTGACTGCCGCGCTTGTCTAGGCGCGGACGTTGTTTTGTTTTTGGTTCGGGTGGCTCCCATCGGTGTGGGATGGATGCCGTCCCCTTCATTCGGAGACATCCATGCACCTGACCGAAGCGCTCAAGCAATGGGCTCGCCAACACTGTGGCGTGGCGGAAGGGGCCGGCGACGAAGCATACCGAGCCGCCCTTGGCAAAGCACTGTCGGAGGGCAAACTGCCAGCCGATAAGTATGCGGAACTGGCGAAGGATACGTCTGGGGGCGGCGCAGCCACGGCGCTCGCCACGGTTCTGAAACAGGCCATCCAACCGCTCGCGGACGAAATCAAGCAAATGCGGCTTGGCGGCAACCCGCCACCCACTGGCACGCCACCTGTGAACGGAGCGCCGCCCGCCGGCGGGACTCCACCCCCTGCCGATGACCCGCTTGCCAAGATGATTGATGCGCGCATGCAAAGCATGGCGCAAAAGATGGGCATTCCCTTCATCGGTGGCGATGGAGCGGCGGTGACCGGCGGCGTCAACCCGACCGAGTTGATTTCGCGCGCCGCGCAAAACGGCTGGCTGACGAACGCGAGTGACATCAAGGTCAAGTCGCCTTTGGATCGGTACAGCACCGCGAAGTCGGAGGCACGGTGGCCGGACAACCACAAGCACGCCGATCTGCGCGGCAAGCGCATGTGCGCGCCGTCTGAGGATGGCATGGGCCGGCCGCTCGACAATCCGTCACAAGCGGATAAGGCGGTTGCCGGCGCCTACTTCAAGTGGATGGCAAATCTGACCAACCAGGGCGAACCGCTCCCCGGCAAGTGGAGAATGACGGAGCATGATTGGGCATTGCTCAAGTACTCCATTCACGAAATGCGCTGGACCGGGATGCTGGGCCACCCGGAATTCGGCACGCCGGTGGACAACGAAAAGCTGACCGACATTTCGGCCGGCGGTCGTGGTGGCGTGAAGGCGTTGTTGGACGACACAATCTCGGGCGGCATCTACGCGGCGCCGATTGTCGTTGAAGATGCGATCATTCTGATTCCGCTGCTCTACGGCGAGTTGTTCCCGTTCGTCACGGTGACCAACTTGACGCGAGGCCGGCGCATCACTCAGCCGACGATGGGCACGCCGACCTTCACGGCTGGCATTCCCGAAGGCACGCCGATTCCGCTTTTTGATACCACGGGCTTTATCGGTTACCTGGACACCAACATCTATACAGCCGTTGGTGCAATGGAAATCGGCAACGACTTCGAGGAGGATTCGCCTTCCAACATCGGCCAGACGGTGGTGTCCCGTTACGGTGAGGCCGCGCTCGTGTGGCTCGATATGGTCATTGCCATCGGTGACGGCGTGACTCAGCCGAAAGGCATCTTCAACACGTCGGGCGCAACCGTGGTCCACTCCGCGAACGGTACGGGCGGCCCGGTTGCCATTGCTGACGCCGAAGCTTTGATGTTCGGCATCAACAAGGCTTACCGTGTGAGTCTTGGCGGTCGGAACGTCTACGTCGGGAACGAAACGTCCTATCTGCGGTTCCGTGCCATCCCGCTGGGCTCGACGTGGGCAAACAGCCGTGTGCTCGGCATGGACTACGCGGCGTATACGGTTCTTAACCAGCCGTACAAGATTGTGCCGTTGGTGCCCAACAACCAGGCGGCTTACATCAATCTGGCCTACTACCAGATGTACCGGCGGTTGGGACTCAACATCAAAGTCGAAATGGGCGGCAAGGAACTGTCGCTCAAGAACGTGAAACTGATTGTTTGCCGGATGCGCTATGGCGGCCAGGTTAGCCAGGGTGGTGCCGTGGCGATCATGTCCGACATGCCAGCGTAGTCCGGAGGATCGATCCCTGTAACACGGAGAATCCCTGTTATGCCACCCCCAGCCGAAGAAACTGCACGCCGGGTCATCGGAGCGGTGACCGTTGAACTGGCCTGCTTTGACAACGCCAACGTAGTGTTCGGTCCGCTGTTGCGCAGACTCCGCGGCCGGTGGTCATGGGCCAACATGCGCCGCGGCGAATCGTCGGAATCCGGCTTGATGGAGATGCCGGACCTTCCCGGACTGCAACTGACCATCGACCCGGAGCGGATGGAAGCGCGGGTTGAAGATCCGCTGACCCGTCCCGAATATCGGGAGACAGTCATGGAAGCAAACCGGGCGATGAAAAAGATGAAGGGCGAGTTGATAACGCCCTTGGAGCCGGTGCGCATGGTCAACATGGATGAAAACCAAATCGCCACGTGGTTGTATTGGTTCTGGCGATTGCTCGGGTGCAAGCATTGCAGGGGCACGGGCAAGATCCGCGACGAAGGCAGCGGGTTGGATCGGAAGTGCGCGGCGTGCTCGGGGCGCCCGTCCAAGGAAGTAATTGTGATTTCGGGGACGATTCCGACCTTGCGGGAAATCGCGGCGGCATACCCGAAGGCGCGCATCAAACGGGATTTTCACGGTGGGCTCTCTTATTCGGAGGAAGAGCGATCCACCAGAGCGGCGGACGTGCAAAAGCAGGACGTGGAATCGACCGGGGCGCCGATTCCTTCAATGCCGTCCGTTTGACAATACACCGTCGTTTCGGCCGCGTTTACAGGGAGCGGCCGTTACGCTGTGCCGGGCTCAACTCCTGCCGGGTCCACACCGCCCGGCGGGAGAGCCCACTTTTTGCGGGAGCCCGCCATGCTCACGCCGGAAGGTAGAAAAATGCGGCCTTGCCACACATGCCACGGGACCGGCAAGGTCAAGAGCCGGGACGCGACTGGCGCCGAACGAGAGACACCGTGTCCCACGTGCGGCGGTAAGGGCGTCGTGAATTCTGACCGAGTGTTTACAAAGTAAAGGGGTCCGACGATGGCCGCAGTGAAGTGGAACAAAGCCGAACTGATTGCCTTCTTGGAGGCATGCCAAAACGTGGATTTACTTCGGCAGTTGGTGCAGACCGCATCCGCCAGGCTACTTGATCTCAAGATGGCCAAGGAGGATGACGGGCGGCACTTGACGCGGCCGCAGGTTGTCCAGACCGCGTGACCGCTGGTTGCGTTCTAATTCTTTCCCGGAGGATTGTGCCGTGAACATCGACCCCAACGAAGTATTTGCCTTCGTCCGTACGACGCAGGACGGCGCTTTGCTTAAGGAAGTCGTGAGCAAAGCGTCAGAGCGCTTGGAGCATTTGCAAAAGGTTTACGACTTCAAGGCGTCCGGTGACCCAAACGTGCAGCCGTCCGACGAAGTACACGGCGGACCTTTCGGCACGCCAATGGCCGGACCCGGACCCGCCGATGCTGCCGGCGCCGCGGACATCTTCGCGCAGCGCGACATCAACCAGCGGATCGAAAAGGACCGGGAAGAATCCAACGTCGGCTTGGAGCCAGTTGGCGTGAACGTCGGTTTGCTTGACGAAGGCAAGGCCAAGGCAAACCGAGAGGCGATTGAGAAGCACGCTGAACAACAAAGTGAACGCCGGCGGAAGGCAGTCCAAGCCGGCGCTGAGGGCAAGTCGGCAGCCGGCCACGAAAGTGGTGCGGGCGTGTCGGCTGGGCCGTCCGCACCGGCTGCCGGCGCTCACCATCGCAAGTAGG